AGGATAAGCATTTGTAGCTGCGGCACTTAAAGTCAATGGAACTAATATAATCTGTGAATCAGGACTGATACGCTCATTGTAGATTGTGGTTGTGGTTGCTCCACCTGTTGCCAGTGTGAATGTGCCAGTATTATTTGTCTTACCATTTAAGATAAGATTGGTTACTTCTGCAATTTCACGAGTATCTGCATACTGTGGTTGTAGTCTACGAAACTGCATTATCGGTTACCTTGTGGTTTAAAGTCTACATCGATAGAGGTTGCGTTTGTCCAGTTACCAGTAGGACTGATAGAGAAACGATGATAACGACCTGCACTACGAATACTTGCACGACCTTCAGATGATGTAGTTACAGATGAACCAAATTGTATGTTATCGTCTAGTTCTCGTCTTGATGCGACTTTAATAGTTGCACTACCATTATCTATTTGTGGTCTAACTAATGTTGCTACAGAGTTATATCCTACTTCTAAATCTGGTGTAATTAATTCAGAATTATAGTTAGAGCCTGTAAAAGTCGCAATTTTTGCAGCTTTAAACCCTGCGAATAAGAACTTACCACCCACCCATAATCGGTCATCGAGTGATGCAGGAATAGTTTCTAAATTAGTATATCCTAATACTGACTCTAAACCTTCTAAAGTATAACCAGTTGTAGTAATACTACCTACACCTGTAGTGGTTGTGGTTACTCTTGACCATTTGTTGAGTTGCCAGTTATAAACAAGAATACTACGACCACCGTCCACATTTTTATAGTTCCATACCACTAACTTTTTAACAGGATCTACAGATGCAGACATAGAACTTAAGCTAGTTAAATCTGCATCATTAAAAAAATATCTATCTACTTTTTCTATACCAATGCCTGTAATTGTTTGACCATCACATTTATAAAATCCGTCATCAGATAAGAAGAATGATGTAGCACCGTATTGTGCAATCGAGTTACCCTCTAAACAACCTAGTCCTCTTGATATAGTGTCGAACTGAAAAAATAATGGTGAACCAGCATAAGACATACGCACAATAGACTTTTCTAAAAACACAAGTCCAATTTCACCACCTGTCAAACCAGTTATGTTACCACCGTCAGGAATAATCTGATAATCTGATTGTGATGTTGTTCCAGATACCCAATTAGTTTCATCGTTAATATCTGACCACTGTACTTTGTTAGTATCTGTTCCTGCACCAATGTTAGCTGAAACCACAAAGTCACGCACTACGGTGACATATTTAGCAACAGGTGCATTAGCACTTAAGTCTGCAAAAGCAGCAGATGAGCCAATCGTCCATGATTGTAATTTAGCTTGGTTGTTAGCTGCAATTACAACTCCACCAAACTGTGCAAAATGCCATGTGCTTCCAGAATATCCACCTGATTTAGATACATCATCTAAAGACAAGTCTGTCGCATCTAGTTTAAACAGTTTAGTTCCACCACCTGCAAAGATAGCAACCTCATCGCCATATTTAGAACCAAATACAGAGTTTAAGTTTTCACTAGCATTACCAGAGAAGTCTTGTTCGTTAGCAAATGGTGCATAACCTATAGAGGTAGGAAATACATTCTTTGCATCTCGTAGTGATGTAACAGATGGTTGGTCAGGTAACCATTCTTCAAATTGAATACGAGTTGCCATTTTATCCCTTCATGATAAATGCTAGTGCGTAGTATGGAGGTAAGTTAGCATTAGTGCCACTTGAACCTTCAGTGCTGTTTGCTACAGTAATTCCAGTTGTATTGCTTGGAATAGTGTAGTTTGGTGCAGAAACTCCTGTTGAACCTGTTAAGAATGTTGTATTACTTACAGCACCATTGTTATATCTTACATTTGTTTGTGTGTGGCTGTGACCAGGGTCTGTTACTGTTGCTGTGTGAGTATGGCTTACAACAATGGCATCTTTGCTACCACCAGATTGTGATGCTGTGCCTGTAATTGTTGTTTTAGCAACACCTGCATCGTCTGCATTAGCAGCTACAATAAATTTGTTTCTTAAGTCAGGAGTACTGTTTGTACCATCACATAAATACCAACCACTAGGAATAGTTGCAATACTTCCAGACCACATCATAATCATACCAGCTACAAAAGCATTACCCCATGTTGGAGTATTTCCTGAACCTGCTGATACTATAACTTGACCAGATGTTCCTGCTGCACCATCAAGAGTAAAGTTACCAGTTACAGCTAATGTGCCTGATGATGTTATTGTTCCTGCGTTAGTAAATGAATCACCGCTTGTACCTGTTTGAAAATCTTTAAGGTGTGCCATAACCTCACGAATGGCATTGTTAATGCCTGAAGGCGGACATGATTCAGCAATATTAATACCATCTACATCGGTATTATTAGCTGCAACTGCATCATATTCTGATATTTTGGTTTTTGCCATTTTTTATCCTTGTCGTAACCATGTGTTTGATTCAGGTGTATCTTCCACCCATACTTCGTTTCCAGATAATACAGTAGACCATGTTTCTGAACCCACTGCACTATCTGACCATTCTTCACCTAATATTGTTCCTAATGCTGTGATTGTGCCATTAGAGTTTATAATTGCATCACCACTAAATGTAGCATTTCCTAAACATTCTGCTAATGCTGTTGCGTTGATAGAACCATCTGCATCTGCTATTAAACCACCTAATGCTGATACAGTTGCATCACCATCTATGCTTGCACTAGAATATATTTCACTAAATCCGTTAGCAGTAACACTGACATTAGAAAATATAGAACCACTAGCAACTGCAAGAGAAAATCCTTCTGCATCAAATAATGCGTAACCTAATATTGCACCACTATTTGTTCTGATTCGTAAGTAAGAGATAGCAACATCTGCATTACCTGTAATACTTCCAGATGATGTTCTTAACCTTGTTCCATCGATAGTAACAGTTCCACTTGTAGATATATCAGCAGAACTTTCTAATATTAATATGGCATTAGCAGTTAAATTTGCATCAGCAGTAATTGTTGCATCACCAAATAATGTAGCACCTGTGCCTAATGTACTAAATGGAGATTGAGAAAATGCAGTAATCCCAAACATTATTTGTCACTTTCAACTTTTATCCAATTTTGAGAGTATTCACTCCATAAATAATGGTTACCATCTGTTGGATATGGAATAGGACTATCCCAAGTCCATGTTGTTGTATTTAAAGTCCATGAGCTATGTGGTTTTGGCTCATAGAAAACATCATATGTAGAATCATATATATAACCTACACCTGCATAATTTCCTCTTAATGCTTTTGATTGATCTTGAGCAACTGTATTTGAATTTGGCTCATAATAAATACCATGTCTAGTATTATATGATGTTTTAATCCAAGATGTTTTATCTGGTAGCGTATCTATAAATTCTTGTTCGGCAACAATAACCTGACTAACAATACCATCTACTACTTTTGCGTAATGTGCCATAATTTATCCTGTGTATGTTCCTGAAGATGTAAATTTATGATAAGTATAGCCGCCAGATGATACTATTGTTCCACCTGTTCCTCGTTGTGAACCTGCATAACGAACAATTATAATGCCTGAACCACCTGCACCAGAAAGTGAGGAGTTTGCATCACCATAACCACCGCCACCACCTCCTCCAGTGTTTGCAGTTCCATTTGTGCCACTGCCACCATTATTAGCACCAGCACCACCACCACCTGCTCCACCAAGACCTCTGGCTCGTCCATAATCGCTTGAGTATCCGCCTCCACCACCACCTGCATAATAACCAGAAACACCTGACGATGTTGCAGTTGCCCAAGCAGAGTAAGTATTAGTCCCTGCACCACCAGCACCAGCAGTAGTACTTCCTGTTCCACCTACTGCTCCTGCACCACCTCCACCACCTGGTGTGTAATTAGATGATCCTGAACCAGGGCCACCATTATTACCTTGACCAGCAGTTCCTGCACCAGCAGCTCCAGAAGAGTAACTGTTTCCTCCACCAGAACCTCCACTTGCACCAGTTTGATTTCCTTGTGAACCTCCGCCACCGCCACCTATTGCAGTCGATGTAAAAGCAGAAGAATTTACTCCATTATAACGAACACCTGTCGTACTTGTTGCAGCACCACCAGCCCCTATGGTAATTGTATTAGATGAACCAGGAGCAACTGCTGCAGTACCATATAAAAAACCACCAGCACCTCCACCACCACCATAGTCATTTCCTCCTCCGCCACCACCTGCAACAATAATATATTCTATGTCATATTTTTGAAGTGGATAGGTTGAATTTAATAAACCTTCTTGAACTTCAGGCAAAGTAAATCTACCTGTTGCAGTACTTTCTGATGTGGTGTTAAATTTACCAACAATTCCGCCATTATGACGTTTCATTAGCTTAATTCCTCGTAAGATACAACGATTTCTAAATCACTGTTAGCAGATGCTTCTGCAGTAATTTTATCGCCTTCTTCAAGATAAATATGTTTACTAATTAAATCTAGTGTTGCATCAGCAGGAACTGTAATCGTATTAGCTAATTTATAAGATGTTGTATTGTCTGCATTATAAAATGCTACAGTAACGTCAGCATCATTAGTTCCATCAACATTAGCAACATAAATAGCATTTATTTTAAATACTTTTCCACTTGCTGCTGTATTTTCTACAATGTCTGCACTAGATGTAGTTAATGCTGCACCAGTAGTTTTTCCTGTTATGGTTGATACTGATGTAATGTTTGGTGCTGCCATATTAAACTCCGTAAATAAAATTTATTGCAAAAAGTCTGCCTGAATCAACAGATTTTTCAGCAGGATATGTCACAAATACATTGCTTGTGCCTGATAGCGTAATAGCATTACCACTATTGCTAGATTCTAGTATGGTATCACGAGATAGAGTTGTGCCTGATGATGTGTAAGTTCCTAAACCTACTTCCCAATCATTACCAGATGTAATTGCATAGTATGTTTTATTACCATCACCAATAACAGAGAATGACTGAAATCCTGTTACTGCACCACCAAGTGTAACTGTACCTGTGCCTGTGGTCGTAGTAGTTTCCTGTACTCTATCCTTAACGACTAATGCCATTATTTATCCTTACGCTAATGTAACTGATAAGTTTCCAGTTGTTATTTTAAAGATGTCACCAGTATCGATTGTTTTGGCTGTGTCGAGTGCTGTATGGAATAATAAGTTACCAGTAGTTAAAGCATCATGTATTCCTATGTGGGTGACAGTCCCCCATGAACCAGTTGCTGTTGGGAATGTGACATCAGCAGAGTTTGTAGATACACCATTAGATGGAGCACCCATTGTTACTGCTGTTCTTGCATATGAACCACCTGATACTTCTGTGCCAGAATCAGCATCTGTTGGGTCTGTTGTGTATAAAGATACATACACTGTTGCTGGTGATGTATATGTTGTGTTACGGAGAACTGCGTTGATTAACGCATTTTCCAAAAAGTCGCTAAATTCAGCCATAATTGTTTCCTTATGAAGTTGTTACGTTTAATGTTGCACTAGAGAATGTTGCACCCTTATCATTTTCTCTAATATTTGCGATTGCTCTATCATACATAGACGACCATACTGCGATTCTTTCATCGTTCATTAAGTATGGTTGTGCTTCTGCTAGAGTTGCATAGAGTAAAGCATCAGGGAAATATGCTAAATACACATTACTTGCTGTTGATGTGTCTATAAAAGTAGGTTTAGCATAATAAAGTATTTGTACTGTTTGTGTACCATCAGGAACTGGTGCAAATTGAAACTCAGCACCTAACATTGTGAAATATTCAGGAACTCCTGATGTATTTGTTTTTTTGTTTCTAAAGAATTTATCAGGTGTTTGAAATTCTAGCGTGTACACAGGATTACCTTGTATATGTATTTCTCTTAACTCTAAAAAGTCTACAGGAAATGCTATGTTTTTATCGCCTGCAACAGTAGATGCAGTAGCTACTTTTAACATCTCTTGCACTCTTAAATCACGAGATAAACGCTCTTGTGCTAACTCAACAAAATCAGGAATAACTGATGTTAAATCTGACCTCGCAAGATAATTCTCTACTGTCGTCACGAATGACGTATAGTTAGTAAATGCCATTTAAATTCCTTATTTGCTTTTGACGAATACAATATAACCATTATCCATAGCAACTTCTCTAACCATTTCAAATCTTTCTTTGATTTTAGGTTGCCACCATGTATAAGGTTGTTGTATCAGATGAGCATTTCTGCCATCTGGAAGTGTTTTTAATGCTGCTCCGGTATGAATAGTAAATAATCCATACTTTAATGTAACTCTTTTTAAATCATTTAATACATTATCTAGTAACTCAGGTTCAATGTGTTCTAAAACATCTATACAAGTTACAAATTCTGTTGGTTCAGGTTCATCATCGTAGTCAGGATTGCTAGGTTCGTATGCTGTGTAATTTACTTCACTTTTTATACTATCTCGTAACCTTAATT